AAATAGTTGTTGTTATGCATTTTTAACGTGGGATCACTGACAGTAAAAGTAAGTTGGCTAACCATGTCGGCAGACAAATCAATTCTTAAATCTATAATAGATTCATGAACTTCTGTTAACCGGTCACCCAACTCACCAACTTGAAGTGTTTCAACAGTGGCCCTTTCAACATCTAACGTCATGTCACTTACCCACTACTAATGCTTCCTAAAACTTGTGAACCTGCGGTGTTATCAGGGTTATACCCTGCACCAGTTGAAGGATTAACAAGAATCAAAGTAGGAGGTGGGTCTTCAGTTTCTTCAAGTTCACCAGTATCATCAGAATTGCTAGGCAGTGTGGATGAAATATCAGGTGTACGATAAACTGCTTTCAACAAAACTAGTTCTTGTTCTGCAAAAACAGACTCTGTTAACTGAATTTGAACTTCAGCCCGAATTGGTTCCCCTTCTACATTACGGTATGAAACAGTGTACGAAAATTTAGATAAGACAACAGAAAACGGTAAAGCGCTCAAACCGTAGGTAAATTGGAAAGATGCGCCAGAGTCAGCAATGGCTTCTAATCTTTCTAACTTTTCAGAAATAGAAAGTTTACCACCAGACGGTTTATCTGCGATCACAGCGTTAAATGACACAGTACGCAAAGAAGACGTATCAGCAACAAGCAGCGGCTTTTTGAACGGACGGCTTAACTCTTGAAACTTGGGAGCGAAACCATCGTACTGTAAATTCTGGGGACCAAACGGAAAGTCGAAAGCATACTTTGTGTCATCCTCAGAGTTCTGGTACACCACATAGTTACCAAACTGATCTTGAGTTGTAAATCCTTCAGGGAAAACAAACTTTGCCCGTAGCGGGCGAGCCTGTTTGTAAAACAGGTTTCCACTTGTTTGTGATCTTCTGTACACTCTTGCTCTAGCCATCGCCTATCCTACCTTATTTCCCGTATTGTCCGCCACCGCTGTTTGGTCCTCCAGAATTACCCCCAGAGGATGTAATCGAAGTTGTAATTTCATACGTAGCCACCCCACGTTCCAGTGTATTGAGGTCACCATTGATGCTAACCTGTGGGCGACCATTCTCAACTAAACCTTGAACAATTCTGTCCGCAACAGCATCAAACCGTTCACCCATATCTGTCGGTAAGTCCTGCATAATTCCGCTCAACGTACCAGCGTCAAGCCCGTACTGCTCGGCAATCATACCAACTTCTTCAACAGTATACCCGTCACGGCCAGCACGCTCTAGCGCCTCATTGGCTAAACGTCTATCGCCTCCCTGCAAGTTCTGATACTTGTCAGTTCCATAAACTGCATCTGTAAGAAGGCTACGCCCTTGATTCCCAATCGTTAAACCTGCAAACTCCTCAGTCCTGCCCAGCGCCTGAATGTTAGCATAATCTCCATTAGCGATACTGGTAAGCATCTGTTGTCCACCTTGCATACCAGTAAGTAAACTATTAAAACCTAAATCATTCTGTAAGAAAGTCCCACCCGCACCAAAAAGCACATCCAAAAACTGGTCAGAAGTTAAACCCATCTCATCAAAACCAAGATCGCCCATAATGCGTTCAACTAGATCACCCATAACAGAGCCGTTACGAGTCAACCCCAAACTACTAAGAACAGTACGTGCCTGATCTGCACCCAAATTCTCAGTAAGGCTCAAACCAAACGACTGGATAGCGGCCAACGAAGCCTGACTGCCACTCATGCCATTTGCCATATTAATCTGGGTGTTCGTGGACAAAAAGTCCATAACTTGGTCTGTAGTGTAATCACCACTTTGAATGCCAGCAACAATTCCACCCAACTGTGCCTTGTTGGTTTCGATCATCTCATTACGTTGCTTTTCGCTAGAGAAAAAGTCGGGGAGGAAAGTTTGGTTAAGATCGGCAACAGTGCGGTTGCCGTACTCTATGATAGCGGCAACGTTCTCTTCCATGTAATCCATAAACGGGTCAATGTTAAAATTGTTTAGCGTTCTGGCGACTTCATCCATTGTCATGCCAGTAATTGACGCAATGCGTTCCATCTGATCTGTCATTAACATATCAGCAGCCTCTATGCGAGAATCCATCTCTTGAAGTGTGCCCTCATCCATTAACTGTTCAAACATGTTGTTTCTATGGACAGAGTTAGGGTCAACACCTATAGACATCAAATATTCGCTGAACTCTCTGGTATTCCCATTATCCTTGACGGAGCCGTCTTCGTTGAACCCTGCTGCCTCTCTTGCTCTCATCAACATATCTCGTTCAGAGACTAGCGCATTCAAAGAATCAGTACCCGATCCAACTTGGAAATCTGCTACCCGGGCAGCAATATTATCAGCCGCTTTTTCTGCGGCCTTTTTGATCTTGTTGTTTCCAAAAATACCTGTCGCAATACCTGCTACGCCACCTATGATAGCGCCTGCTAAAGCGCCAGCAGCCACAGTTATCGGAGCAAACGGCCCGCCCATCATACCTAACCCAGCACCAATAGCGGCACCGCCAGCGACACTGCCAAACATGCCGCTTTTACTCATACCTTGATTGTACATCTTCAGATTACTACCGACGCCCGCAGTCAAACCTCCGGCAACCAGACCAACCCCCGGAATGGGCATAAGGCCAGCAGCAGAACCAACACTTAAAGACATCATGTTCGGTGACTGATAAATCTGGTCACCTAGGGCTTGGAAACCACCAAGCGGATTATCCGTGCTCGTTCCACCAATAAAATCTAGTCCCAAAAGGCCAGCAGACAACAACCCCACTTTTCCGCCGCCAAGCCGACTCATACGCCCCGGAAGGTTTCCGCCACCACCACGTACTCCAGAGTAGTATGCACCTCTCGCCCCACGAACAGTCGAACTGAAATATCCGCTCCCCCCGGCCCTAGCACGACTAAAACCACGAGTAAAAGCATTTCCACCGGTTGCCGCAACACGTCCACCAGCCGCTCCAGCAGCGGCACGCCTTCCAGCAGCGCCCCGCATAAACTTACCGGCCTTACCTCTTGAGCCAATCAGTGCCGCAAGACCGAGAACCGTAACAAGATCACCAGCCCCACCCAAATTCTGTAAACCGCCTAACAGGCCGTCAACAACGCCAACCAACGTTTCAATGATAGGTGCCAAAAACTCCAACACATTAGCCAGCGACTCAAGGACTCCCGGCAAACGTTCCATTAGCGGCAAAAACTTACTAAACACTTCAAACAATGCAGGAATTACATCATTCGCCAAAGTATTGAAAATATCAGCAAGCAACGGCAACTTATTAAAGAATCCCATCTGACCGCCAGACAACTGATCAAACAGAGCGCCAATCACATTACCAATAGCCGAACCAAAGTTCTTAAACGCTTCAGCATTGGCCACAACCAAATCGTTAAACTGTTGAAACAGCCCACGCCCGCCAGCAGCATTACCCAGCGCACGGAACAGGTCCATAACAACATCGGCAGCAGGCTCTAACTGCTTTAAAAAATCACCGATATCTAAAAAGAACTCTTTAATTGCTTTGCCGAAATTGACAAACGACTCACCCATCTTTTTAGCATCGCTAAGATTATTGACAATGTTTTTACGAATGAAATCACTTGTAGCAGAAACAAATGACTCAATCGTGGGGGCGAAAGACTCGGCACCGAACTTCTGTATAACCACAGTCATACTGAGAATATCTTCTTTAAGGATTCTAGAGATATTCACAAACGACTGACGGAATGGCTCCAACAGCGGAGCACCTAAATCAGCAAAGACGCCTTGTAAACCAGCAAACTCTGTTTTAAGAGTACCAATAAAAGTTGACGCCATATCGGCACCAACTGACTGGAAGTTGGCAGCAGTAGCGCCGCCGCCACCGACAATACCCATCAACCCTTGCATGGACGATACATTAGAAAGAGAGCCTTGATTGAACCCTACAGAACCACGCAAAGCAGTACGTGCTTTCGTCAAGTCGCCTGATCCAATGGAAGCCGCCAAACTTTGAGCCGCTTTAGCGTCACCGCCAGAAATGTTATACAACTGACGAACTAAATTATTTGTCTGACTTGGGCGAACACCAGCCCGACCAAGTGAACCGGCGATTGCGCTAGTGGCTTCACGACCCAACAACCCGCTAGTTCTACTTGAAATACCACGAGTGGCCCTGATGGCATTAGCACGCCCTTGAGGACCACCGCCAAACTGAGAGCCTAACTGGGCTTCATTAAACTGACGCATTGCTGCCGCCGCAACAGCCATAGCCGTCGCAACACCAGCCGCCGCAACGGATAAGCCTCTCAATGAGGCTTGATACGCAGAAACTGCCGCCCTACCAGTAACTAACGCTGCCTTGGCCGCAAGCAGACCGGCAGTAAACAAACCAATCTGACCGGCTAATGCAATAAAAGAAAACTTCGCTAGCGTTGTCATTAACTTGGTGAACGTTTTTGTGATGCCGGAAAGGACGCTTTTTAGTTTATCGAAGCGTTTGTTGACACGATCTAAACCACGATCCATGTCTTTCGCTTTACGATTAAAAGAACCCATACGGTCTTCAATTGCTTTAAGACGAGCACGGATAGCAGCGATATCATTACTGATATCGGCATCCACCTCAACCTTTAGTACAACCTTTTCTTCCGTCGCCATACGGCTCTCCTAAACAACAAGAAACCGGGAATCCCTATAGACTTATTCTACAGAAATTCCCGGCATCAAGTAAACACCTGCTTTTATCAGGATAAATTTTATCCGTAACCGCCAGTAACGCCACGACGTTTACGGTCACGCTCTCTATGATCAGACGCCAACGCCTGAGCACACGCCAAACGTATCAACCATTCGTGGTAATCAGCGTTCAGGATTTCAAGCGGATCAGTATGAAACGCTTCTGCTAATCGTGCCGCTGACCTGATCCGAATGTCATCGGCAAGTTCATCAATTAGCCCTTCGTAGGGTCCTCAGTCTCCAGATCATCACCGTAACCAGCGTAATCCAGAATCTTCAAAGCAGTAGACTCTAGGTGAGGGTCAATAGCGTAAAACGCACGAATAGCGTCAGGCAGCGGACGGTCAGTACCAGTCATCTCAAGAACAACAGGTGAAGCAAACGTGATAGCGTTCCCTTCGTCGTCAAGAACAAGTTCATCATTAAAATAGATGCCGGTCACAGTCTGACCAACAACATAGCATGAGAACTTGATAGAATCCAACTCTTCAGTCTTGCGGTTAGTCGAATTACGACGCCACGCCTTCAACTGATCGTTGGTAATATTCGGAGAAAACCGCACAGTAACACCCTTACGCTCAGGAACAGGCATCTCAATCTCGGGACGAGTAACCTCACGGCCAATCTCTTCCTTCAACTGATCAAGCACTGTAATACGCTTGTTGGGCTTAGGCTTAGCAGGAGCAGAAGTGTCTGAACCTGCTACTTCGATGATGTCATTATCTTCACTCATAGTACCTATATTAATCATTTCTGGAGTGCTGTGTCAACTAATTAGAAAAAATTAATCTACTAGCGCTTTCCATGTCTTAGGACCGACAACGCCGTCAACAGCAAGACCCTCATCCCGCTGGAACTGCTTCACCGCACGCAACGTCTTGGGACCAAAATCACCATCAACACCAGAGTTCTTACGAGGACTAGAAGTCAACTTGTAACCGTTCTTATCAAGGATCTTCTGAAGGAACTCAACAACCGGACCCTTGTCGCCCTTACGCACCACAGTCTGCAAACAAGCAGCGATAAACTCAAGGGCACCAGCCTGCTCAGACTTAACCGAAGCAGCCTTAGGAACCTTTATATCGCCCTTAACTGGGAACCACTCCATCTTGCCACCTGACACTCGGCACGGAGAATGGTGCCACCACTCTGAAGGGACGGTTTTGACGATGCCATATTCAGCGGCAATCTTGTTCACCTGCGTGGTAGAAATAGAACCCTTCCTGATAATGCGGAAGTCAACTGCATAACCGTAACCATCAAACTTTGGTTGGGACATATGATAACTTCCCTGAAATCCTGCACTGGTCACACGATCAGGGTTAGCAGCCAGATTGAAACCGGGCTTACGGCTCTTATAGCCGTCATACAGGTACTTCTGCTGCTGATAGGTGCGCACACCAGAAACAACAGAAACGTTGCCATTAATACGGGGATCAGCAAAGAACGCTTCAAGACGTGCCTTAAACTTGGGGTGTAAATCCTTTACATTTACACGATTACTCGTTGTTGGAATAGCCATGATAATACCTCATGTAGACAATAGTTATTAGTACGTTATAACAATATCTAATGAAAATCAAGAGGTACAAAAGAAAAGGCGCTGCCGTAGCAGCGCCAATTCTAGGTTTAAATTTTAGTTTATGATCAGGCGTCTACCGGAACTTCCTTCTGAATCTCACTAACTGCGAAAGTGAGCGAGTACGAAGCGGGCGCACCTGAGGAAGCGTCACCGTCAGGCTCAGTGAGACCGACGAGAAGTGCCTTAGGATAAACACGCTCAGAACCCGGCTGCTTAAGATCGCAGTCAAGAGTGAAGATGGAAATGTCGTAGTAGCAGGAACCTACAAGTTGCCGAAGTCTTGACAACTTGGCGTGGTCGTTACCACCATCAGTGTCAGGATCGTAGAAACGACTGACCGTGATGTCACCAATCTCTGAAGGCGCACAAAGCACCTGCGGGAATGATGCGCCGCCATCATAAACTTTCTCCACCGCAGCACTAATCTCTCCACCACTAACCGTAGCGAAGTATGTTGTTGCGCCGAAGACAGGACCCTTAGTGTGACCGGTCACATCGGTGGGGGAAATTGCTGCTACAATCTGCCTCTGTGTTGCTTTTGCCATTTCTAGTTATCTCCTTAGATTAGCGGAGCACTCAAGTTGCTCTTAGTAATTGTAATGTCGATAAGGTCCGCAACGCCCGAAACACGAACGCCAACTTGCGCCTTGACTAGACCTGTAGCCAACTGCGTAGCAGGGTTAATTGTGCTATCAACACGCACGCTATAACCGGGGTCAACTGGGGCACCTTCATCATCAAATGCCTCATACAGACCGCCCGCTACCCGGATTGGGTCAAGGAATGCTTTGATCGAAGCCCGAATCACACCGAAGGCGTTACCACGACCATCAATCACGCTGAAGACGTGCTCTTCCATCCGTGCTTCAACACCTAGAACAATGTAGTTCATAGTGTCACGCATTGAGATGTAGCGCCAGTTGGCCTCATCGTTAGAAACTGAACGTGCGCCGTAAACACGGATTGAGTTAGCGACCTTACGGATAGCGTTAACTCGTGCCGCATCAAGTGCATCTCCCGTTGCTGGAGTCACATCAGAAGCAAGACCCTTAAGGGTACGTGCTGCCGAAATCTGACCAGCACCAACTCGCCAAGGACCACCAGCGTTCTGAATCGCACGACTGCGAGCAGCAGCAGCGTAAGCCTCTGGTGAAATGGTAATTGTTGCACCCTGAATGGTTGACTCACCCGTGGCAAGTTCCGTAACAGCAGGGGCAGCAACCTTGACATGTGGCCAGTAAAAGGCCATGCTGCTAGCATTAGTGTTTGCGTAATAGCCCGCTGCGTCGGTTTTCGCTGTAGCAGCACTGTCGCTTGCACCGAAAGCACACAATGCTACTCGGTTGAAGTCTCCGGCATGTGAAGCAAGAGCATTCCAGATTGCTGAACCGGTACGACCCGGAGCACAAACAGCGCCAGTGTTCAAGTTCGGAGAGAACTTGCCGGTATCATCTGTAGCCAATGCCGCAACGATTTCTGCATTACCGACTGCATCACCGTCTGAACCAGAAGTGAGTGCTGCCGCTGAAACAGTGTCTAAGTTGTAAGTGTCGTCATCCGCATTGGCATCCGAAAGCGGAGTCGTGGCTTCAACAAGATGGTTAACAACTGAAGCGTTAACGAAGTTGATACCATCGGCAACAGTCACTAAGTCACGAGTTGTGAGCAAAGTGTCACCATCTAGAACAAACTTCAAACGATAACCTGCTGAGTCAGCGGCAAGAACTTCAACAGTAAGGTTGTCTGACCATTCGCCAACGTTTTTGGCTGTAATTACCATTGCCGCTGAAGCGCCTGAACCAGCGTTCAGAGTAATAGCACCAGCATTAGAACTTGAGCCGACTACACGCTGAACATAGCAACGAGTCCCACCCTCATCAAAGTATGTCTTGACGTGAGCGTAAAGGTTGCTAGACTTATAATTTCCATAATAGGTCGTGTAATCGCTGAACGAGCGAAGCAAAGTAGGTTCATTAGTTGGACCACGTTCTGCTTCTCCAACCATAAACACTTGACCTGCAACGATATCTCCAGCACCCACAGGACCAGACCGCACCGCAGTAGTGACGTTAACTCCCGGCATTTTAAGCCTCCATTTTCCTTAGATTTACAATACCAGTATTGATTGCCCTGAGGGCCAAACGCAAAGCGTCTGCTCTGTCAACTATTATATTACCACCAAACGTCTAGATATCACCGGAACTATACGACAGAACAAAATTAAGCCGAAGGAGAAACAGCCGCACTGGCCGCAGAATACGCCCCAACACCAGCAGTATTATTAGCAGCAACCCTAAATGAATAAGAAGTTTCATTCTCTAAACCGGTTACAACGTAATAGCCCTCCGTGCTACCAGTATCTGAAGTCACCGTAGTCCATGTTGACCCAGAATCCGTGGACTGTTGGACTGTGTATCCAGAAATTTCATGTACACCACCATTCCATGTTGACTCTTTCCAAGACAATGTGACTTGAGTATTCCCGGCCACACCTAGTAACTGTGTGGGGGCAACAGCGGTGATAGGAAGTTTTGTGACTGTAGCCTCTTTGCTTGTGAACACACCTAATACAGTATGGTCAATCACCTCTTCCAAGGACAAGTCATACGCAATATATGCACCTGCCAGTAAACGCTCACCCTTGATTAAAGTTAAATCAGAAAATTCTTCTCTAATAGTACCTTCATCAATTTTAGGGGAACAGGGTACAGAAGAGTCATAGCCAGACAAAGAAGGCCCATCCATCAAAGCCTCACGAACAACAGTAGTTAAGTTATCTCTCTGTTCAGTCACCGTTTCGGCACCAGCATCACGAACCCACACATAAGTACGCATTTCGTAAACAACACGGAAATTGGGGTCGTGGTCATACTCATACCCCTCTCTCGTAATGGAACGGGTATTTATAGCCATAGTAATAATCGTAGGCCAAGTATCCAAAGCAAAAGGCTCATAACTTAAATACCTACGAGGATCAGGTAATTGACGAGCACTAAGCCCCCAACTATTACGATACGTAATTAATCTAGAAGGTAAGTCGTTCGCCAAATAATTCGATACATAGTTTTTAGCAAATCTAGGTCCTGACATCATTTTAGATCGTAAATCCTCCTGTGGCCCTTGCGTTGTTGATACCAACTGTACCATGGACCAAATACTCCGCTACCGCATTTGCGGTACGATCTGCCATTAGTCTAGGCAAAAACAACGGCTTACGCTGTGCCATATTTCTAGTTCCCGATTGATGCCACTTAGCATAAGGTATACTAGTACCAAACTCGGCGGTTCTGGCACCAATGTCCCTGACTGCCCCTCGCCCGCTGTTCATAGTCAAACTACGCTCTAAACTTCCAGTGCGAACCAAAATTCCTTTTGCTCCGTAATTCTCAAGTTTCCATGAAGCATACTGGGGGTCTAGGGGTTGCCACCGGAACCCTGACTTAGTACCACCGGTTTTAAAGTTCTCACGGTGTGCTTCCTGTAACTGCTGCATCATCCAGCGAAAAACTGGTTTAAAGTCTCGTGACCGCCGCAAAATAGCAGCAAACCTTCTGTCTGCTTTAGACACATCAACGTCTACAACTCTAACATGTACACGCATACTAGGCTACCCTTACTCGGCGGTACCTCTTAACACTCATCAACTCTCGTTCAGTGAAACCAGTGTCTAGCGGTGCAACATTTCGTGTTTCTAAATCTTTCAGACCGACAACATCATCATGCATATTCTGCATCTCACGAGTAGCCGCACGCAACATCAAAAGTTTAAATGCTTTGATATTTGTACCATCAAGGCCAGCAGTATAGGTTACCGTAACTCTGTCGTTACCAACAACATTAAACAAATCAATACCAAAGTCTCTAACAATGAAATCTCGCTCAGCAACCTGTGAAGTCGCAACAGCCGAAGGAGAAGCAGCAGTAATAGTCACAGACGAAACAGAGACAACAGGACTATTTTCCAAATACAAAGTAAACAAAGGATTGTATGTAATTCCCCCCGAAGACAATGCAGAAGTAGGATCAAGTGTGTAATTGTAGTAATACTGATTATCCTTAGCGCCACGACCGTGGTCAGGAATTCGGTAAGTCTCCGTGAACTCTGTCTGCTCAATCGGTCTGCGCAGATACGCCTCTAATTCGGCCTGCAACCCATCAATTACAAACTGTGCAGCGTCTTCCTGAACATTAGTCAATGTAATGTCCATGTATGTAGTGATATCAGAAACAGTTATCAGCGCCATAATAAATCCAAAAAGTTAAAAGGCTTACCCTTGAGTACGAGCGCCGGGACCGGCGTTACCACGAGGCTCAACGCCCTGAGCACGAAGATTCCCACGAATCCGTTCACGGAGCCGGTTGATTAAGCCTCGTTCTCTGCTTCGTTCGCTATCTCTAATCGTTAGTGGCTCTGGCATTTTACCCTCCGTCGAAACAAATACGTCATACAGATATAATACCGTAACTAAGCCCCATTCGTAGATTACTACTTAAGCGAAAGACTCCATCGGTAGGAAGAAACTGCCATCAATAAGCATCATGCCAATTGCAGAGTAACCTACGATATCTAGGTAAGTATCGTGGAGAGATTCGTTAGTCGCTTCTCTTCCATGAGACAGCAGGTTCTCTAAGCGAGCAACTTTATCATGCAACCGAAGCAGAAGACCTGACTGCCCAAAACGGGCGATGTTATTTGGGCCGTAGTCTCTTTGTTTATTGCAAAGAGTAGTTGCAGTATCAACTCGGCTCAGATTACCACTTGCAGTAACTGACATACGCCCTAACTTTCTCCATTCTTCGGCAGACGGGGACTTATCGCTGTTATTAAAATATTCCTCAATCATGAAATCTAAATGCTTTCTGATTTCCTCATTGCAGTCTGCACTGGTCGGGAAAAGCACAGTCAGATTGAAGATACTGTCTACGTGGATGCGTGCAGAGTAGTCCCATGTGGCTAAATCAACTGCGGTCATTGGACCTGCCCAAACTCATGATGAAAGCCATTCGGATAAAGAAAACTAACCACAGCAAACCGGTGACAGTAAACGCATCACGGTAACCAATACCCGGACTGATTGCTTCCAAATTTGGCCATGCTGATTCTAGTACACTGTTGATTACCATAAAAACAACAGCAGTAATACCGTTTAATAGAGAAAATGCAAGGATTCCTGCGATCATACCAGCCACGCCATCTGTCTTACGTTTAGGTGTGTTCTCTTGAGTGAGACGGGACAGTACTTCTTCCCAGTCTTCTTTTCTATTATTCATTTCCGCTCCTAACTATTTGATGAACTCTCTGTCTTGATAAATTAAACTCTCTACCAAGTTGTGCTAATGACGCTCCATTTGAATATGAATTAATAATTTTAGCGTTACGGGTTTCAACAAAGTCTTTAGACTTAGGTCCCGGTCTTACAGGACCCCACTCCCATGAGCAGAACTGCTCTAATAACGATACTCTTTCATCAGACAACGCTCCCTGTCGGTATCTGGTACGCATGTAACTAACCCAGTTACCTAAATTAATTTCGGTACCGTCGGGCAAGAACTCAATATGCCCACTAGGAGGCATAGCGTCACCGTATCGCTTTTCATACTGTGCTAAAGCGGCATAATGCTTTTTCCATCTTGCATGGTGATTCATATGAGTATAATAGTAAATACCCAAACCAATGTCAAGTGGACATTAGGATAACTTGATTTGTTTTGCAAGCGACCTAATACGATCAACGGTCTCCGCAGTGCCTACACGCTCCGACCATTCAACAAGGTCTTCCTGAACTTCCATCTCAAGTGCCTCCCAGCACTTAATAAACTGGGGCCTATAGTTCGCAGGAATAGCATCTACCAAGTAGTAGAAATCATCAGAATAGGGATACTCTTGCAAGCCAAAAATCAGGCCAAGAGCATAAGGTAAAGATATTTCGCCAGTATCAGTACGAGGAACAGTTAAGGATAACCCGTTGTAGTTAATTAAATCAGCAAGGTAATCTAAGTCTATGTAAATCTTGCTGTCACGTAAATCTTGAAGAGTAAACATACCCTTATCTTAAACGTCAAGCGGGGTCCGGTGCAAGTAACCAGACCCCGCCTAGATGATATGATTGCTCATCGGTTACCGGCACTTTAACCGATATCCACAATCTCCTCCTTCGGGGTTAGCCTACTTGCCGGTACAAATATTAATCTACACCCCGAACTTTCACTAAAATGCAACTTTAGAAAATATAATACCTAACCCACGAAAGAATCGCCCGGATTCCATGAGCATCCGGTCAGCCCGCCAGCCTGCAAAGCCTTAAGAGTGCGAATCGTCTCATCGACATTTCTTCCCGTGTCCAGATCGTTGACAGTGACAGACCTGATAACATTCATGTCGTCTACAATGTAGGTAGCCCGTAAAGCAACACCTTCAAGGTCATCAACAATACCCAAAGTATGGGCAAGGTAGAGTCCGGTGTCTGCACCGAGTGTATGAGAAATATCACCAATAAGATCGTTTGACTGCTTCCAGTTCAACTTGCAGTGCTCGTTATCACCACTAAAGCCTACTACTGCTACTCCCTCGTCAACCAAGCGATCCATCTGCTTAATTTCTGTAGGGCAAATAAAAGTGAAGTCCTTAGGGTAAAAGTAGAATACCTTCCACATGCCATCGAAGTCATCAAGCGTTACGTCGATAAACTCGTTATTTGCATTTACGGCAGTCATGCCGAAAGGTGGGAATTGCTGTGTTACTCCAATCATAGCAATATTATACTCACATAATTGGAGTAACGCAAGGATCACCTAATAGGACATGCTCCCGTAGCGCACTCAGCGTCAAACTCATCGTCACTCATAATGGTTGACCCTGTTAACTTCTCTCCAAGTGGTGAAGTCGTGGAAAGCACGGTCTCGTACTCTCCCTTTGTCAACTCACCCATCGGAGCCTGATCAAAGCCATGCTCGCTGTGAAGCAAGAATGAAACAGACTTCATCTCGTGCCAATGCTCAGCCAAGTAATCTTGGATGCCCTCAAGTTCTTCCTTGCGGTAGTAAACAGTGACAGAAATTGAGTTATCAGCCCAAACCTTCTGCAAGCGGCGAACAAGGTCCATCTGCTCAATAGCAGTCATGTCCTTAGCCTCAATCGTACCATCGGGGAACGCACACGGGAACTCAACAACCACAGTACGGTGATCTTCGGAGCCGTCGAAGTTACGAAGAGGCTCAACATAGAATCCCTTTGAGCGGCAGTAGTTCACCAGAACGTCACCCGAAGCCATACGCATACGCTTCACGAAATACTGGCTAAAGCCGGGATGGACGCCCGGAGTTACACCCGGAAGGAGGCTAAGAGTGCCAGAGGGCTTGATCGTGGTCAGACGCACGGACTCAGGCCATCCACGCTGGGCAGACCACTCGGCATCCAGTTCACGAAGAGAAACGTAAGTCTCATCTAGCCAGTCAATCTTGTCAAGGGCCTGAGCGACACCAGTAACACCAAGACCCAAACGCATGTTCTGAGAAGTAATCTTATCAGAAGACGGGTCCAAGTAAGACAACGCAGATGTTGCCTTCTGAACCTTGTAGAGTAAGTGTGCAACATCTTTGAGTTCTTCCGGTGAATCAATCATTGGAAGAAAAATCTCTGACAGGTTGCAGGACTCACGATTAGCCAACGGGATTTCAGCGCAAGGGTTAACGCCAACAATAGACGGATCAGGACGCTCTTCACCCATGCGCCCGTACTTGCGAGAAGCCTCAAGGTTAAAGAAACCATAAGGCTCGCCGTTGCCCTTATAGCCTTCCCAAATCAGATCAGGCATATTCTTCATCTCTTCATCAGAAACAAAAACAGTGTTGTTCGACATGGCACGCTCAATTGGAATATCTCCCAAATCCCATCGCTTAGCCATCAAATAGGCTTCGTCATCAATACGGCCAACCGCAATCTCAGCGCTTCTGCGAACGTTACCAGCCACAACAATTGAACCAATGATATTCATACAGTCTAAAACTTCAACTGAAGTAAGGGTTCTTCCAACGGCACCATCAAGAACGCCACAAATCTTTTCCACACCAGAAATAAGAATGTCCGGCCCTGAAGCAGTACCACCAAAAGTCTTGATTGGGACACCGGCAGGACGTATAAGATGAGTTGCATAACTCATGTACTGCGGGTCATCATCGCCGCCAAGGTAGCACTCAAAAACCTTACGGATAAGATTACCCCAACCTTCACGGGTGTCAGGAACAATAAAGTCAGAGTCATTAGCATCCTGATGTGAAACCCAAGCGGAACGTACAACGCCTAGACGTTCGGGCTTATCGCAAGAGAAACCAACCCCACCGCCGAGCATTAATCGTTCAACAGACCAAGAAAAATCGGTCGGCTTCTGAACGTCAACAAACCAGCAGTTAACAAGGCTATCGCCGCCAAGCCGCTGGTTGTTCTCTGTACCCAACTGCCACAACATGCGGCCAGCAACGGAACCCTTCAAATTGAAAAGATAGTCATACAGACGCTCAGCCTCTTCCTGAGTAAACTGCGCACCAATGCTCTGAGCACCATTCACAACACGTTGAATAGTCTCGTGCCACTCTTCAGTGCGGGTAATAACATTAGTACCCTCTTCAAAAATAGGACGAGCATAGGTACGCTTATAAGTCACGTACCCAAGCCCATTGAACCCCCAAGGGGGCATCTTATCGGCGTACTGGTTGGCAAATTCGTCTGAAATGACAAAAGATTCCACTATTATCTCTCTTTCTGTGTGGGTATGATTTAAATGGGTTTTACTATTCTAACCACGGTGCAGTCAGTAAAAACGTCAAGTCATTTGGAGACTTGAAATATTTGGTATCTCAATTTTACCATAGAGGTACGTGGCTGTCAAAACGACAGCGAAGCGAGACGCTTTGCCATTTCGACACGGTTTGAAAACAGAAGAAACAGTCCAGCGGGCTGAGGCTCAATCTTGATTGTAGCCAACCCATCGTTTTCAAATCCGACAGTGAACAAACCTACTGCACTTAATTTACGAAGTACATCAACAAACTCTACTTCTGAGTAAACAGACACGCCGTCAACATTTGTACTCTCCATCAGAGAACCTATACTATCAGATACTAGTCCACGAGTCAACATGGAGCCAAGTATATATGCCGCAGTTTCTTCCCACACGCCGAACAGCGCCAACGATGGTCTAGTGGCTACGTTTGACAGTATTGATCCATCGTTGCCCGATAAACACACAGCAGCCTCTAATGCGGCCTCATGTTCATCATTTAAGGCTAAGAACAAAACTGCATTATCCTGAAGTTCGGCCATAGTCAAAACTTGGTTATCGTATACGCAATCGACTAAGCAAAACTCACTTGCAACAGCCACAATTTTCTCGGCCTCATCAAAACTATATCCATCGTCATTCCAATTTGCAACAGAATGGAAAACTAGAATTAAATCAAGGGTCTCGTCTTCCACAAGTCCCTCGTTCATTATTAAGAACTTTAGTATGTTGGTGATACCGCTTTTTGTAGACTGCGCAATCGCAGACAAAACAGTTATATCGTAAGGACTCCACGAAGGTATAGGTGAAGAGCCGGTGTTGGAATGGTTAGACATACCATAGTATAGCAAAAGCCCCCCAGCCGAAGCCGGGGGGCCTTTGAACTAGTCGCTAGGTTACAGCAACCGCTTACCTAATCGTTAGGATCAGGAAGGAGCGGCGTCGAAGGTAACCTTGACGAATGACTCAGGACGCTTGACAGCGAGAGCCAGACGCTCTTCAGCAAGAACGACAATTGCGTTACGAGTGAAGAAGTCTTCGTGGTTCTCTGAGATGCGAATGTTCGCAGCCTCACGGTCGTACAACTGAGCACCGGTACCGAACGCACCAACGAGAGCAGTACCCTCAGTGATGGCAGGAGTGTCGATGACAGGAATACGCCACACACGTGACTCAGCACCACCAGCAACTGACATGGCAAGAAGGTACGTGCCCTGTGAGTTCTTGGTGAGTTCGATGTCTTCCCAGTCTGATGGGTGGACGATGATGCCGGTTGGCTCGTAGTAGGCAAGGTATGCCAACGTGGCCGCACGACGGAGAGCGTCCGCCTTGGTGTCAGCAACAGGTGTAGTTGCACCTGCTGACCAAGAG